CAATACGACGATTACCCGGTGAGGGTTTAATATCAATTCCGTAATGTGCTATGTCCAACACACGACTAAAAACATAATACCCGTGTTCGCTCAATCGCATGCCGCCGGTTTTACGAATATTTGCCCACCAAGATCGTAATGCAGATTCCACTGACTCTTCAAACTGTTCCGGCAGCTCTGCTACCAATGCTTCGGTTAATTTTAATTTGTCACGCACTAGTTACTCGATGTAACTGTGTTGCCTTGCTGTAACAACACCACTGTGAATTTGTCAGTTTTGAACTGTGTGTTCAGCTTCTTGGAAAGATTGTGTGCATGTCCAGGATTTGAAAACGACACTTTCTTGTATTTGGGCCCGGGATGCTGGACCAGCATGTTGCTGGTTTTGAGATTGATAGGGCCACCGTCAAAAAATACAGCCCACACCCCGTCCGACGACAATACCTGTTCTGTTTTGTAAGTTGACTTGTTGGTTAGTTCTAGTAGAACTTTTGGTTTGGGTCGTGACATTCATTAAACTCCTACATTTATTTATGACAAATATAGGGAGTTATTAGAACGACCCACCTTCGACTTCTACAGTAATTTTATCGTTTTGTTGTGCGTTTACAGCGACTTCTCGCAAATTGTGCAAAGTCAACAGCAATTTGGTAATGTCTGCATGTAGATCTTTGGCATCCTTCATTGGCATAGTAAAGTCTTTGGTTGCTCGTGCTTCAAAGCCTTGTACACGCTCAATGAATTTTTGAATATGGATACTCATTTTGTTAAGAATGGTGCAAGTTCTGGAGCATTCCACCCTAGTGGTTTGAGCACCTTGCCATCTTCACGTTTGCGAACCTTGCCGGTTTCTCGATCAATCTTGGCAAAGTTTGTTGACATAACTTCCTTCCACGCACCTTCGGCATCAAAGCCAGCGCTATGGATAGCACCAATGGTCACAACAAGAATGTCAATCAATGCGTCTAGTTGTTCAACACGATCGTTGGCGTTAATGGCCTCTTGTAGTTCGTCGTGTTCTTCTTGTATTAGCCCAATATACATGTTGTATTGATCTTTGTTATAGTCACTTGTGGTTTGATCACAAGCGTTCATAAATTTTTCTTGGTCGCGAAATGGTGATGTCATACTGTTACTTCGTCTTTGTTATAAAATGGGCCTTGATATGGATAACGTTGCAGTGCAATCAATTTTGGATCCTGTACTACTCGCCACTTGCGTCCGCGCTTGACTGAATACCAACCTGCGGCAAACCAGGACTTGCTTTTTCTATTCTTGGTATACAATGGCAATCGATGCGTCACGTCCCATACAGGATTATATGATCTTCCTACAACAGGAAAACCGTGTACCATACTGTTGTCAGGCTTGGACCTGAGCGGTTTCTTTTCAAACGTGATGTTGGCCTCACGTGCCGCCAGTCGAATTGTTTTAAATTGTTTTACTTGGTCATGAATGCGAACTTGATACCCGCCGTCCCATGCTTCGATGTTGCCAACCTTTTGATCTTCATCTTGTAAGATCCAGTACTGCTTATCAGCTACTACTTTAGCCACTAACATTTAATACTCCTTTGTATGTTTCATTCATCCAGCGACCAAAACTGTCTGCATTGTCGCTACATCTATTCAGTTCGTACTTGCCGCAAAATTGCATAAACCGTACGCCCACTTGTCCAATATCTTTGTGTGAAACTTGTTCAATGATGGCCAGGTCCACTATGTCTTTGATGTCTTGTGGTTGATGTGTAAGATCAATCAATGCACGATTGCGCTCGTAGTCATCCAACACACGGTGTTCGTTGCCATTATGATCAGTCCACCTTTGCAACATCATGTTGTTCCAGTTGTAACCTTTTGTGTTACGATCTTCAAATGCTTCTGTAAGACCAACTTTGTTCTTGGTACCTTTGGTACGCACTCCGGGAAATGCACTAAACACATTGTCACTGGTATCGCCACGCATGCATTTTTCAAACAACAACCAGGCCGGATCTGGAATCTTTTTAGGTTCCTTGGTTTTCTTATCAATCACAGGTTTGCCTTTGGCATCAAAAATGCCTTCCATAGTAATAAGTTCGTCTGTGATACCATTGTATTGTTTTACATTAGATGCAAGTAACTGGACAAAGTCCGTGTCACTGCTGATAATAATATGTTCGTCTTGGGGATGCAAGTTGATCCAACGGGCAATAATGTCATCGCCTTCGGCAGTGGGGCATCTGAGCACACTACAGTTGGTTCGTTCTGACAAGTATTTAGTCAAATTGTCATACGTTTCCCAGAACATTTTGTCTTCTTCTGCTTCAGCTTCAGTAAGAGCTGCACGGGCCGCTGTACGGTTGGCTTTGTAAGGTTTATAGTGGTCCTTGCGCCAGCTACGACCTTCCAACGCAAAAACAACATGATCTGCTTCAAAACGCTTGACCACCTTGTTGGCACTCATCAGCGTTGTGTGTAATGCTACTCCAACTTTCTCCCACGGATCGCTGGCACGAAAAGCTGTGTGCCTGGCACGAAAAAACATATTGGCAGTGTCAATCAACACATAACGCATGGTGAAACCTTAAACTTTGTTGTTTGTATTGATATATTGTAACATAAAACGATTCCAAAAGCTATGGCCGTCCTTGCCAAAATGCCACGAATCGGGCATGACCGTTTGGATACCTTTTGCTCTTATTCGGGCATTGTAGGTACCAGCTGGATCATACGGGTCAATATAACTGGTGCCCCAGTCCCGACGTTCTTTGATACTGCTGAAATCGTTGTTGCCGTTGAAGAAAATGTGGTTGACGCCCAAATCTTCTAATTCAGTATGCAGTTGCCAAATATCGTTGTGTGCTTGTAGAGTTTTTTGCTGCCAATCTACCCCTACAACGAATTCTTTGTATCGTTGTTTATGTTCCTCTGGAACATCATCCATGCCACTAGCACCAATTTGATAGTAAACATCATCAATCAGCCATTCTTCACGTTCCCACGTACTCCATTGGATAACCATCAACACTTCGTCTAAGTTGCGTATCTTTTCTAACCATTTTCTAGTTGTTCTTAGTATACGAGTGTTACTACTTGCACTTTCGGCATCGCAATGAATGCCTGCTCTTAATGCATCACCTAGACGTTTGGCCCAACTGACTGCAAAATTTTCTGGATGTGGTGCTCGCCCCATGTAAAACAGTTGACCGTCGTCACAGGCAAATGCATGGGGATTTACTGCTTCGGCAGCGGCAGTATGGCTATCACCGTTTACATATAGTATCATAATAGTTTGTGTTTTTTAATGTGATCAATTAATATCTGTGCCCAAACAGCATGTCCGTCTGAATTATAATGATACCAATTGTCCGTTTTTAAACCTTGATTTTTTAAATACCAATAATAACTTGCATCGTTGTTGTATGGTTCTAGATATTGATCGTCCCAGTCATAGATATTCTGTGGCTGGAAAAAGTTATACATGCAATTAAAAAATAAATGATTTATATTTTTTTGCTTTAATTCTAAATGGAACTGATAAATTTCCTTGTGACATTGCTGTGATTTAAAAGTTAAACTCTCGGGCGTCTGTGCTATTACCCATGCTTTATATTTTTCAGCCAAAACGTCTGGAAGCACGTCGTGACCCGATGAGTTAACTTCATAATAGTTGCCATTATATTCCCACTCTTCTCTTTCCCAAGTAGACCATCCGATTACAACGAGTTTTGGAATAGATTCAGTGATGTAGTTTTTTGTGGTTCTTATAATTCTAGTATTGCTGGCACCAACCTTTGATATATTAACACTTTTGATCTTAAATTCATCAGACAAAATATCGCTAAATCTATTTTTTACACCTTCTGCAAAAGTATGACTATCACCATTAAACAAAATCATTATGAAACTTCTGTTCTACCGTCGCCGATGTCGCGTTGCTTGACAACACGAGCGGGATTATTAGCCATTTCTTGTTCCCATGTCTCCATGACCACGTGTCTGCACACATTCTGAAACCATCGATCTACAATGTCCGAGTCTTTATCGTCTGGTCTACCTTGGTATCCTGCTCGTACCAAGTTGGCAACAAACTTGTCATTCCAATCCAGTTCAAAAGCACCTTGATGTAGATTTTCGGGATCAATGTCCATGCTTAAAATAGCAACCCACGGTTCTCCCTTTTCTGTGGCAATTTCTTTTTCAGTTTTTACTGGTGCTTTGGGCTTTTCTGCCTTGGGCTCTTTGGCCACTACTGGTGGTGGTTTCTTTTTAAATACGTCAAACAATCCCATTACATTCTCCTAGAATAAATCAATCTTTTCCCATGGCATAGTTACTTAACTAACCTATGCTAAACTTGCGTACAGGTGTTGTTGTAAGTTTAGTTTAAAGCCGTTCTCAATACAGAACTGCCCCACGTATTCGTGATTAGCCTGATTTGCTTTTAAGTCTAATAGACCTGGTTCCCAGAAACTGATCACTTCATCCACGGTACTACGTTCTGCCATAGTGATTGTGCCTTTTTCTGCACGTAACAGTTTAATACGTTGTGGGAAATTGTTGTAGATATTCATAGGACTACAGTAAACTTCTTTGTCAGGATTATTACGCTTC